TTCTTTTCAAGCAGGTCTTGTGCCGCAAGCAGCGTCTTGACCGCATGAACTTCATCCATCCCTTGCGCGGCCCATTGAGCGCGGCGAGGGGCAAGCACTTGTTCCAGCGGTTCATACCGCTTCACTTCCTCAGACTTGCGCCGCAGTCCGTGATCGATCTCCTGTTCCCGCTTCGCAACAGCCTGTTGCACTTCCGGGGGCAGTTTATCGAACGTAGCCTTCGCCGCAGGTGACCACGAAGCCGGGGCGCGGATGGCGAGCTTTGCAACAGGGTCCGCGACTGCCTCCGAGGGCTGGTCGGGAGTATCTTGCACCATTTCTGGCGCCTTGGCAATAAACTTGCCGTCAGGGCCTCTTACACGCCCGTCTGCTGCCTTTTCGCTGTCATCGTGGGGCGTTTCTGCCTCAGTGTTGACGGGTTCCGTTGCAACCGCTTCCTCAACGGGCGCGGGTTCTGGCGCAACGCCACTAACCTCAGCCATTGCGGCCCTAATGTCGTCTTCCATGTCGCTCATAGTCTGGCCTCCACCTGATCAATTGCCGTCTTGATGTCCTGCTTAAGCTCACGGTCAGACAGCACAGGCCGTGGGCTTGGCGTTAGCTTGTCATCGCCAACAATTACGCATCCCGCATCTTTGACGCTGCGCTCATAGGCTGACCGGCTGTCATACATCAGACCGTTGGCGTGGTTTAGGATTGGGTCCATGCCGTCAGCGCGGATGAACGGTGCTGGTAAATCAGAACGCTTGCGCTTGAACTGCTCTAGGCAATCACGCGGCCACGCCGACACTTCGTGAATGTCACCGCAAGCCTGGCATTTGCGATAGGTCGCACGACTCATTAAACACGATAACCCGTGATCGACACGCCCGCAGCCAGACCGCCAGCACCAAGAGCCGGAAGGGTTGCCGTAATGGCCGTGTTCGCGGCGCTTGCAGCCAGAGGCGGGTTGAAAACCACCGTAAGCGGCGCAAACCCGACCAACGCCCCAATAGGGGCCACGATAGGGTAAAACAGCGACCCGCCCGACACGCCCGCCAAGGTGACAAAGGTTGCCAGGCCCGCCGTGCTTCCGCCGCCGCAGACCGTCATTCCGGTGATGTAGTTTGTTTTTCCCGACACAGCCGCAAAAGTGGCTTGCGCTTGAGCGTTAGCCGCATTGCCGTTCGAATTGGTCAGTTGCGTTGCGCCCGCTGGCAGCGCACCCGTCACCACCGGAACCGGAGACGCTCGCAGTTGCGTGTCCGTAACGCCAGCGCCAGCCGTCACTTCCTGCGTGTAGAATTTATACGCAACTTCGTTCAAAGGTTCGTTAGCCATTATGCAAATCCTTGAGGGGTTGGGTCACGGGAGAGGGCCGCAGCCTTCACCTGAAGCTCTTGGCCTTTGAGGTTAAGTTCAGCCATGCCAAGCTGGCCTTCCATTTGCGTCCGCTGTTGCTCAATTTGAGCCTGCATCTGCGCCGTCTGCGACTTAAGTTGCTCCACCTGCATTGCGCTTTCGTCAGGCGGTGGCGGTCCTTGCGGCTGAACAGGCGGTGCGGCCTCGGCCTGCTCAAACACCTTGTCAATCACGTCTTCCATCGACCGGCTGACATTGAACGTGCGGGCGCCCTGTTTCAGCACCTCGGCAAACAGCGGAGCCGTATAAGGCGCAGACGGAACGATGCTTGCCGCAGCCGACATCAGGCCCACAATCGCACTGGTAAACTCGGTAAAGGCCATCTTTGCAGCGTTCTCATCCGGTTGAACCGTCGAATCGGTCTCAACGTCAATGCGGAACGAGCGCAGCGCATCATCGCGGAGAAGGGCTTGCACCTCATCCCACGTCGGTTGTGCCATCAGTTCCAGCATAGCCGGGTCAGGAGCCATGCCGGGCGGGATAGGCATTCCAGACTGTTGCGCTTGCTGGATCAGCGGCATGATTTGCTCAATCTGCTGTTTTTCCGCCGCCGTCAGGAGCTTGACGTTTGTCATGGCCTTCAGCGTGTCAATGCTGAAATGCTCCGCAATAATTTCCGCCTTGAGCCGGATAGCATCACGGCAGAACCGTTGCAGGTCGCGTTGACGGTCACGGACACGCAGTGAACCCCACTGGCCCTTCATCCGTTGAGCCGTTGCCGTCTCGTTGGGATTGCTCTCGCCCCGAATGATGTCGGACAGGCCGGTGATCTGGTAAATGTCGTTCAGGACTTGCGAGCGGGCCTCATAGCAGCCCTTCAGCACCTGAATGACCATATCAACCGGAACCCACTCGATAAGGCCGCGAACGCCGCCCTTTTCTTTCCACAGGTCGAACGTGTCGATTGGGATTAGCTTGTTCTCGTTACCCGGCGAAAACACCAGTTGCAGTTCGCGGTTGGCTTCACCGGCATACACACCCACCATCCGCAGCGCGTCTTGCAGTTTGCCAATACGGGCCGTCAGTTCGTCCAGTTCGTCAGCCTGGTCCTGATACTGGACGTAATCGGCAACGGGAATGGTGCTGTCATTGGCCGTCGTGGCATTCAGCGGAGGCGGGCAGGGGAAGAAGTTAGTCAGCCCCAGCGGGTCTTCACGCTTGTCCAGAACCCCGCCCGTGTAGCCCTTGCAGACCCAATAGGCCATCTTGGTGGGCTTATCCCAAATCTCGTAGACCTCGCCCGTTTGACTGGATTGCTTCTGGGCATCCGATGCCGTGTCTGTGCCGGTCGAGGTCGTCGTAATAGGAACGTTCTTGGCCATGTCTTTGCCAAAACGTTCCGTCAGTTCTGCCCTTGTCATGTAGACGCGCCGGGCTACCCAACGAACCTCGGCCCATTCCCTCGCAGGGTTAGTCAGCCAATCTTTCCATGAGACGTGGTCGCACTGAACTTCCTCGTAAACCACTTCCTCGGTGGCTTCCGGCGTCTCGACCTCGCCAACCTCGGTGTTGTCATCGTCCTGAACGCCTTCGCCCAGTTCGTAATCCTGTTCTGCGTTGACCTCGCGCATATGCGGGATGTAGCGCACCCACACTTGGCCACGGCCCGGCAGCAGATAGTCCAGAACGCAGAGCTTTACGCGTCCGTCGAAATCATATTGGTCGAGGCTAAACCCTAGCGCCCGCTCCAATACGTCAGACGCAACCTTGCCCACGGGGTCTTCGTCACGGTAGCGCCGATCCACCATCGGGACCGGCTGCTTGGCATAGATGGCAGGCTGAAGGGTCGAGACGTTGGACCACAGAATAGCAAAGCGACGACGCTCATAGCCTACAGACGGACGGCCACCACCCCTTGCACGGTTCTCGTTCTTGTAGCGCCTGACGATGATGTCACCAGTCCGCCACCACGGTTGCAATTCCTGTTCCGACAGATTGATTTGCTCAATCCATTTGGTAACAAGGTCAATGCCGTCTTGATTTTCGGGTTCGTCGGGAAGCATAGCCCCTCGCAAGCGTTCAGGGGAACATATCGTGCGCGGGTCCGCTTGTCGATAGAACGATCATGCGCGTTCGTAACCCGTATGCACCGGCTGGTTAGCTAACAGGTCATCCCATGTCATATCACGGATGCCCTTGATCGGCGCGTCTGCCGCTTTGGCTTCCGGCTTAATCTCACGATAGGCCATCGCCAGATACCGAAAACTGTCCGCAGCGTGGCTTGACCAATCGTGTTTTGGGCCATCACGGAACACGCGGGCCTTGTCGTCATAGTCCGCACGATACTGGCGCAGGCACTCCAGCCCGTCTTTGCACTTCTCACGGTCAAACCAGATGCGCGGGAACAAGACGCGACCGGCGTTAATACCGTCCAGCACCTTGTGATTAGGCACCAGCTTGGGCTTAAGCTTCAGCGTTAGCATCGTCTCAATCCTGGTGCGGCCCGTGCCTAGTTCCCTGACCCTTGCGTCATGCGGAACCCAATCGGCCTCATACTTGTAGGGCTTGGCTTGCAACACCTTGGCGTAATGCTCGATGCTTTCGCCGCTGGCCTCATAGAAGTCTATCACTCGTATCTCAGCGCCAAGCGCCTGCCAGAACCAGATGGCCGTGCTGTCACCGATGCCCAAGTCCCATGTGGTGTAAACCGGCAGCGCAGGGTCATACGGAACGTCTGTGATCCGTCCAGCCCGCTCGCTCTCAGCCATGTCCTTACCGTAGTAAGCGCCAATGATTGCCGCCTCGAACGAGCATTCAAACTCTTGCTCATACTGCTCTGGCGTCATTTCCTTGCCAGCGGCTATCAGTTCGCTTTGTGGCAGGATGCCTGTCTCAGACGCTGGCAGAAAGAACGGGAACCAATCCGGGTCCGTCTTCGCCCGCTCAAACAGGTCAAAGAACGCATTGCGCCCCTTTGGCGTCCCAATGAACGTAGCTGTGCCTTGGCGGTCAGCCAGCATCGGGCGGATGATAGAGCCAAAGATGCCGGGATACATATCGGCATATTCGTCCAGCGTGGCGTCATCTAGGTAGCCACCGCGCAAGGCGTCTGGGTTGTCAGCGCCGTAAATCTTGATGCGCTTGCCGCCAATTAGCTCGACATACAGTTCTGATTCGTTTGGCGGCTTGGCCCAGATCGGCTGGCTGTATCGTTTCAGATACTCCCATGCCACGTCCTTGGCCTGCTTCAGGTAGGGCGCAAGATAGGCTGCTCGATAGTGGGGCTTGTCGGACACCACCGCATTGCGGATCATGTCATTAATGCAAGCCACCGTCTTACCACAGCGCCTGTGAGCCACCCCGATGGCAAATCGTTGCGTCCGGTTATGGAACGGCAGGAACACCCGGCGAGGGGCGTAAGGGATTACTCTGGTTTCAGCCATGTGACCGACAGAGCGCCGCCATCAGGGCCAGAGACTTCCTGTTGCAGCTTGTCGCCGTAACGCTTTGGCGCAAGCTTCGAAAGATACCAACGACGCGAATCAAACCGCAGTCGGTCCCGCGCTACATCGCCAACGCCGTCTGCAATCTCTTGCACTTCATCAGCCATGCAATCTAGGCCAATGTCACGGCTCCGCGTGTATTGCGCGTAAAAACCTTCGCGGTCATCCACCGCCCATTGTCTTACCGTTGACTCTTGTGGGAACTCATCACCACGGCAAATGGCCCGCAAGGATTCACCCTTGGCGAGCCGCTGGCATATCAGGTCCGCAATCTCTTGCGTGTAAATCGTAGGACGGCCTCGGTCGTCCATGTGTCCTCAGTCTGGTTTGCGTCTAGGCTTAAGCCGTAGCGGGGCCGTAGAGCGGGATGGATAATGCCTTAGCCTGGCTAAACGGTCAAGCCGTGTTGCAATGCCATGCGGATAGCTACAGCAGCCGGGCCGCTAGGGCCTAGCTTGGCGTAGTTCTGTGCGGTTTTTGGGCTGACCATGAGCCAACGGCCCGCCGCCTGCTGAGACAAGCCGAGGGTTGTGAGGGCGGTGCGGTATTCTTGCGGGGTCATGCGGTGAGCCTGTCTTGTTTTACGGTCGCTGCCATTCCCAGCAGCAGTTCACGAAATGCGGGCGGTGTGTATATCCGTGCGGAACTATCAGTGCCGCCACCCTTTGACGCCACCTCGCCTTGTTTTCGAGCGCGTTTTATGCCGATCCGCGCCACTATCTTTGGGTCCAGTTGCGCTTCTGTTGCGCCCCACACTAACCGTGGCAAATCGCATCCAACAGCGTATAGCAGCGTTGGTTTGCGGGCGTGGTGACCATACGGTCGCTGTTCGACGCAACACGTCCAACCGCCTTCAAAATCGGCCATAATCCAACCGCCAGATCGAGGTGGAGTATTCAGCCCAAAATGCGGCCAAGCGTGTGACCCCCACGGATGCTCAATGACGCCGCCCCATTTGCGAACAGCAGCCAATGCAGCCGCAAAGCAGCCGTCATCATCGCCTTTAATTTTGCGGGAGCCGGTTGTTTTTACCGTTAGCGGCGAGCCAAACCACATTTTCCCCCACCGCTGACAAGGGGGGTGAGCGACGATTGGGTGCGGGCCAGCATATTTTCTGGCGTCCCTGACTTGATCCCACGGGTCAACATTGGGCAGACCAAAATAAGCTCCGTCGGTTTCGACGTAAAGCGCAGCTATTAGGGTATGCATTAGCTGACCACGCAGCCAAACATACGGATGTCGATTTGGTCATAAGCCAGTTCGGCCAGCCAAGCTGGGGCGTCGCAAGTGCGACCAATGGCATCTTCGCCGTATGCCAGCAGGACCAGATCATCCATCGTCAGCTTTTGAAGCTGAAGCGCGGCGGCGGCGCGGGTGACGTTGCCGGATTTTGCAATGGTCAGGGCGGTGGTCATATGGGCGGTCCCGGTCGGCTAGTGCTTGATTGCCCTGCGCCGATGAACCCTTGTCCCACATGGGCAGATGTTACGCAATACCCCTTGAGCGTTTTTTACGCATTTTCTTATTCCGCCATCCACTCGCCAGACAAGGCTTGGAAATCGGGCCGCTCCTCAAACGGTTTCGCCCACATAGCAGGCTCAACCCACAGAACGCGGTTGTTAGGGAACGCGCCTATCGACCCGTCCTCTAGCTCCATAACGTGCAGGTGCTTGTGTTGCTCGCTCATGTCGGCCAGCGAAGAGCCGGTGAAATCGATTGAGAACCGATACCTGGCACCGCGTCTGTCTGGCAGAATCTGCGCCTTCATACGCCGATTGAACTCAAACGCATGAACGCCAAATTCACTTGAGAAACAGTCCCACGGCTGGACGTAGGTGTAATCCACCACCTCGTTTGGAGCGCGGGGCTTGTCGGGTATCTTCCAGCAGAACGCCTCGATGGGGGCGAGGAACCCGGCCCCTGCACCATACTCGGTCAGGACGCATTGGAACTCTAGCGACTTGCCTTGAACCACGCGGAGGCCGTGGATAACGCACGGAAGATACTGGCCGTGTCCGTCCTCCAAGTCGCGGGTATATTCCTTGCGGATGTAGCCGTGAAAGAAACGGTCAAACGAGCCGATTATGAACATGATTTTTCCACGCGTTCAATCCGTTCAAGTTCGTCTAATACGTCAGCCGCTATTTCTTTAGCTGTGCGGTGCGCTGTCTGGGCTTGGCGGGATGTTGTGCCGGGTAGCCTGCGGAATATAACCGCCGCCAACCTGTCTGCTTTTTCAAAGCGAGTCATCGGGTGTAGTTTTGCTTTCTGACTGTCCACGGGGTCCAGGTTTCTAGCGGAGGCGTTCCGCCGCCCGGTTGTTGGCGTTCTGTGTCCGCCAGACCTCCATCTTCGCGTTTGCCGCTGCGTAGCGTTGGCGAGCCGTGTAATCCGCCTTCGCTTGCGCTCCGACCTTCGCCAGATGCTCCTTGAACCGTGGCTGCGCTCTTGCCCATTGTTCTCGCTCCGTAGCTGACTTTGCATCGCTCTCGCCCATCAATTCGGCAAGAACCGTTTTCGTCAATGCGTCCAGATACTCATGCGCGGCCCTGTGAGCGGCCCCTGACTCATCGCCAAGGGCCTCCAACACAAGGTGCATATCATCGTCTGAAACTAGCATCAGAACGGAATGTCGTCGTCAAACCTGGCACCGCGCTGTGGCGGGGCTTCACGCGCCGGGCCAGCGTCGCGCTGCATCGGGAACTTTACCGATCCAGCCAACATCGTTCCGTTGTCGCCTTTGGCCCAGAACGCGACTTCCAGCTTGTCGCCGGGCTTTGCGCCTTCAGGGACGATCAGATTACCGCGCCAGTCTGGCGCACGGTCGTTCCGCTTTTCCTTTTCCTTGAAGACGGCGATGTCTCCGGGTTTCTGCTCATACGCCATTGTAGTTTATCCATTTTTTACCCGCCACTACGGCCGTAATGGCCGAGCGAGAAACGGGGAAGTCTTTAGCTATGCTGCCGTGGCTTTCGCCGTTTTCGGCGCGGGTTCTGATTTGTCGCACCATGTCCCAATTCAGCTTTGCGACTCGGCTGTTTTCTCCCGACCGGTCGCCGCCCCGTGATCGGCCCTTAGCCACCCGATCTGCAATATTATCCAACTGTGTCCCAGCGCGCAGATGATTTGGGTTCACACAACACGAAACGTCACAGGTATGCATGACCACGCATCCGTCTGGTATTGGACCTATAGCCACTTCATATGATTTTCGGTGTGCTAAACCACGATAGGACTCTCGGTTAAACTTTCCGTAGCCGTCGTCATTACGTTTGCCGACCCATAGAAGACACCCTCCGAACGGGTCAGGCTCATAGCGGCCAACAAACCAATCATCCCACGTCACAGTGCGCCAAGCTCCTTGCCACGCAACTCAGCCTCTTCGCGCAAATGAACGCGCCACCCGCGAGGAAGCGCCTTAATATCGGTCGAATAAAGCGCGCACCAATCCTTCCAAGCTTGCGCTGTCGAAAGCGCGGCAATCTCCATTCGCCAAACATCAAAGGTATCCCCCCATCCGTCCTTTTTGGCTTGCGCGGCAGACATTCCGGGGCCTTCCGCACCCCACCAATCCGGCGAATCCGAATGAACGCTTACGTTCGGGTTCTTAGGCTCGCCGGGCTTAGTCGTGCGGGGCATAGACGCCTCCCCGTCATCATCCACCGCTGGCATATTGAGCATGGCCATCAGGGAATATCGACGGGCATAGGTGATTGCCGAGCCTGCCGCTTGCGGGTCCATCTTTCCAGCGGGCAGGGAAAAATCAGTTTCGATCCACTCTCCGCTTTCATGCACAAGGCGGGTCGTCAAGGTGATGCAGTTGCCGTCCATCGGACCTGGCCCTTGCATTACAGCCAAGCCGTTAGCCGACAGAGCGTCGTGGGCGGCTTCAATGACGCTTTCGAGGTTGGCATACTTGGACTTAAAAAACGGGTTGTCAGCGCCCTTTTTCACCCCCTCAATTGCGTTGATAGCCTTCACCAGCGCGGGGCTGATTTTGATTAGTGTGTCGCTGCTTCGCATTTGGCTTCCTCCATTGCCTTTTCGTATTGTGCCAGAGCC